CCTCGACCCCCCCTTTCTTTTAATTAAAATACTTCGTATTTTAATTGCGCCAAGCCGCGATTTTCTTGAAAACCTATTGACAAAAAATATGATTGATGTCATATTGGTTTTATGGATCAAAACTTAACTTTCAAAGTTCTCAAAAATGGTTTCGAAAACAACCTAGTTCCCCCAGCAAAGGACGATGCTGGATGGGATTTGATTGCTTCGTCAGATCCATTGTTTACTTATGACGAATCTTCCAAGTTGAAGAAGAAGCCGATCCTCTACATCGAATACGATACTGGCGTGATTCTTCAGCCACCGGAGAACTTCTTCACACTCTTGTTTCCAAGATCTAGCGTAAGCAAATACAAGTTATCTCTCGCAAATTCTGTAGGCGTAATCGACAATGGATATCGAGATACAGTTAAGCTCCGCTTTAGATTCCTTGGCAAAGGAACTCCAAAAAACTCGGAGATTTACAAAAAGGGAGACAAGATTGGCCAATTAGTATTCTCTCCTCTGTTTAACTTCTACGCTCACCAGACAGACGTTTTAGATGAATCATCCAGAGGCTTAGGCGGATTCGGGAGCACAGGATTATGAAATTAATGCCAGATAAGATGAACGATTTCGACCTCATTGAAGAGGTCAAGTGCAGCGGAGACTCTTCTTGTTTTAAGGAAATCGTAAATCGTCACTCTGGCATTTATCTTCAAATGGTTCACAACTATGCTCCAAGAGAAACTGCTATAGACAATTTCTATGATTTACTCGACAGTAAAGAGTCTCATATTTATGATGCCGTTCAGAATTTTGATGAGAAGCGCAATATCAAATTCTCAACATATCTAGGCAACCATACCAGATGGCTATGTTTAAACTCATGCAATAAAAAGCGTCACTCTCCAATGGACGATAACTTTGATTGCGAGTTTGAGAGTCAGGAGCCAAAAGAGAAGGCCCAGCAAGATGTTTTAAAAGAAATTTTTTCTCAAATCTCATCGTTCGATGACGCTAGAGTTGAAAAGATTTTTAAGATGCGTTATCTTGGAGAAAGTAAAAAATTAACTCCTTGGAGAAAAATCGCAAAAGAACTTGACTTATCTATTCAAGGTTGTATAAATATCCACAATGCAGCTTTTAGAAAGTTGCAAAAAAATTATCTAAAAAATTATGATTAACGTAGTAGTTCTAGCAGGCAATGTAGTTGCAGATCCAGAATCTCGCAGCACAAATACCGGAAAGTCAATTGCGACATTCCGTTTGGCAGTTAACAATCCGCTCAATGATAAGGACACTCTTTTTGTTGATGTGGACGTTTGGGAAAAGCAGGCAGATTTCGTTTCTCAATACGTCAAGAAGGGCAGTTCAGTTTCAGTGACTGGTCGCCTCAAGCAAGATTCTTGGGAGAAGGAGGGCAAGAAGTTCTCTAAGATTCTTGTTGTAGCTGAACGCGTCAATTTCGTTGGAGGTAAGAAGAAGGACGCGGAAGCAGGAGAAGAGGCCGATCCATCCGCGCAACAAGCTCCAAAGCGTGCGGCTGTTGCTGCTCCAGCAAAGAGTTCTAAATACGCTTCCAAGTCCGCTAGTCAGGGAGATGACGATATCCCAATCTAATAAATGAAAATCATCTTTGAGGCTCCATTAAACCAGCTTTCCTTTGGGAATGTTTCTTATAACCTTCTTCGTGAATTTTATAAGATCCAACAAAAGAATTCGGATTTCGACTTCGGATTTTTCCCAATGGCAAATCTAGACTTAGCCGGTTTCGATAAATCTACTCCAGATTTTAACAAGTGGCTACAGTCATTGATCAATGATCGGTTTAATAAACTTAATAAAGACGCAGTAACATTGAAGCTGTGGCATATTAATGGAGCCGAGAAGAGATTGACTCGTAAGCAGGTATTGTATTCTTTTTACGAGCTAGACCAACCGACTGTTCCAGAAAAACAGATTGTTAATCTTCAAGACGCAACCTCTTTTTCTAGTTCATGCGCCAAAGAAAGTTTTTCTCAGGCAGGGTGTTCTAATGTTTTCTCAACGCCATTAGGATTCGATCCAGACTTCTTCAATACTGGAAAAAAGTATCTTGAAGGTAAAGTACATTTCCTATTAATGGGAAAATTCGAAAAGAGAAAGCATACCGACAAGATCGTAAAAATGTGGATAAAGAAGTACGGCAATGATCCTAAGTATCAGCTTAGTCTTTCTATCATCAACCCATTCTTGCCTCAAGAAGTGATGAAAAAGATCGCTATCGCTTATCGATCTATGGCTAGCAACATTAATATCCTACCCTACGTTCAAACTAATGCTGAAATTAATGATATTTTAAATTCGGCAGACATTGATCTTAGTGGCCTTAGCGGTGCTGAGGGATGGGGTCTTCCGTCTTTCAATGCTACGTGTTTAGGCAGATGGAGCATCGTGTTAAATGCTACGAGTCATAAGGATTGGGCTACAAAAGATAATTGTATTCTTTTGGAGCCTAGTTCTAAAATCGAAGCATACGATGGAACATTCTTTAAAAAGGGTGGGGATTTTAATCAAGGAAGTATTTATGATTTTAATGAAAACGAGGCGATTTCTGCAATCGAAAAAGCCGTTGCGTTTGTTAAAAATGGAATTAAAAATACTAGCGGTATTGAAACGGGACAAAAATTCACTTACGAAAAGACTACAAAAGGTCTTTGTGACATTTTGGCCCAAGTCTAAAGGCTCGCTCCTAGGAAACCGCTTGGCATATTTCTTGCAATTAAGAAACTCTAACCATTACTACTATGGCTTATATAACTAACCTAACTACAAACATTGGCGGATATAGCTGGAATACAACTTGTGGTACGTATACCACCACGGGATATACGTCACTTGGATCATCGTCCCTTCTTTATGGAAGCCCTTCTTATGGATTTTCCCGTAAAGAAGAGCAAGATGATGGTATTCGATACGTCTATTTTCTACCCGGCTGCAATAGGGATAACGTGGCTGTGACCTATGTTCCTCAAGAAAATAGATTTACAGTAAAAGCTAATGATGATAAAAACGTTAAAGACTATACCGATAACATTACGGTATCGCCCAAATATGACGTTTCTGGCATCGTAGTTTTTATTAAAAATGGAGTGGCCGCTATAGAACTTCCCATCAAAAAGGAATTTCTACCAAAGACGGCAAGGATTCTTTGAAAATCTAGCACAGTTTAAACTCGAAGGCGCTTGAAAAAGCGCCTTTTTTATTATTATTTTTATATGCCTCTCTACACTTATCAAAACCCTAATACTGGCGACACTATTGATGTCTTTCAGGGAATGAACGACAATCACTCATATAGCGACCAGGAAGGGCTAGAGTGGAAGAGGGTATACCAAGTGCCCAATGCGTCAGTAGATTCGCAAATTGACCCCAATAACCCAGTAGCGTTCATTGACGCTACAAGGAATAAGAAAGGCACAATTGGAGATCTTTTCGATAAGAGCCAAGAATTGAGCGAAAAAAGAGCCAATTCGCATGGCGGGAAAGACCCAATTAAACAAAAATTCTTAAAAGATTACTCAGATAAGAGAAAAGGTGCCATTCACCCTTCAGAAAAGAAGAAGAGCTTCGAATCTAAAGGTGTGAAAGTAGAGTATTAATCTTCTCTATAACCATTTCAGCGGTTATTTCTTTGGTGCATTCAAAGTTTTTGCCCTCTGGGCACCACATCCAATCTCCGCGATCAAAAGAAACATTGGGGTTGTTCCAGCATCCATTACATACATTTTCATTAATAACCCTGTAGGGAGTATTAAATTCAGCAAATGGTTTACTGAAACCGCTAATAAGAACTACGGGAACATCCAAAGCCCAAGCTAGCCAAGATAGTCCAGAACCTAGGCCAATAAAGAATTTACCATTTTTAATCTGAGCCATTCTTCTCTTTAGCGGAATATCGCCAGTTTGGTCTTTAGCTTCGGTAGGTATAGAATTCATGTTTTCGCCATTACCATAAGTGGAATGACGATCTATGCACATAACATCGTATCCTTTTAACTTCAGATATTTTACTGTTCTATCCCATCCCTTTTTATTGTTCCAGTATTTACATTGCGCTGTACTTTGTGTTGCGATGCAGATATATTTCTTTTTTGAGCCAGAAATAATATTTGGATAAGAAAGCTTAGGCTTAATCTCTTGAACTGGTAACCCTAAGATTCCGCAGGCTACCGCAATCAAATTTTGCGTCTTCGGGTCTTTTGGAGATTTGTTTTGCCAGCAGTCTAAGAAATACCCAACTTTATATGACGCATAATATTTTGAACCAGATTCTAAATCAGCAATAAAATTAATATTCTTATAATTTGGCTGAAGCGATTCTCTCAATTCGGCATTAGTCAATAAGCAATCTAAAACGCAACTATGCTTTTTTTGAAAAGCATCGACTTGACCGACATATGCCAAAAAGTCTCCTAGACTTCCAGTATCTAAATGAACTAATACTTTTTTATCTTTTAGATCAATAGATTGAGAGTGAATGACTTTTTCATCGCAGCGCACTTCGATGAGCCATTCTGTCCAGTATTTTCTAGTGCTAGCGCACCACATATTATTAGAGATATCGGTTTCGTAGACTAGTTCTCCATTAGCCTTATCTATAAATTTAACATTATATTTCTTTTCCTGTTCACAAAGAATCTCTACCTTTGGTCCATCAAAAAATGTAACGATGATATCCTCCTTTACATTATCCTCTAATTTCTCGCCATTAGAGTACGCTTGAATAATCTTATTTCCAAAAATAGTTTCCCTATACTCGCTATAGATATCTGTTAAATCTTTCACTCTATGTATATATGAATTTTTCTGAGCCTTTGCAGCCGCCGCTGTTTTGTATAGTGGTAAATTATCGATAACTTTTTTTGTAGTAATTATAGCTTGTTCCAAATCTCTCTCGCATACAGCCATTCCAAAATAAGTAGGTTCTTCAAATGTACCTACAACAGCAAGGCCACAAGCCATAGCTTCAAGTAAAGTTAGATTTGGATGACCAGCCTCTAATTCAGAAAAATGCAAGAAAACTGAATGTTTATTATATAGATCAATAAGCTGCATTTCACTCAAATCATATAATTTTGTTAACCCCTTATATTCTGCTAGTTCTTTTGGAAGAGTTTTAAAGAAATTCTCATTATTTTTTGGCCCAGCAATAGTTATATTCTTCCCTAATTTCATAGCTACTTGAATAGCTATACCAAATCCTTTTCTATCGCTAGATTTATTATCTGCATATCCATTATTTGCCACGCATAGAAAATCTAGATTTCGGTCCAGCCCTTTATCAAAAAATAATTTAGTATTTACGGCATGAGAAAAATAACGAAGTTTTTTGCTGCCAAAATAATCAACTAAAAATTTACATGGAGAAAGTGACAATACCGACCCCTCTATGGCCTTTAAGTTTTGCTTAAAAACGAAAGAGTCCTTACCATGTAAAAAAGCATGGTGGTCATGAATAGTAAAAATATAAGGAATGCCTCTTTTAGTGCATTCGATAGCTAAATTAGCCACATGAACATGAACAACACAGTTATCATCGTATTGGACATCGTTAAGATACTTGATTTGGCTATCTACCCCAACTTCTTGTAAAATTAAATGATAATCCCAAATAATCTTTTCTACTGCTCCCCAACCATTAGGAGGGATGGGCAACAAACCGGGCGTTACGTTGATTACTTTCATAGCTTTTTCACTTTCCCATTACTTGGTAGTTTATTAACTAGATAATCTTTAGTACATTCAATTTTTCTAGAGTATAAAATCTTATCCCTGCAACGATCCCACATTTCTAATTCAACTGAAAATTCGTCTTTAGGTAGATCGATTATTTTTAAAATAGAACTGCGTCGATCTATATTTTCTTCTATCGACCCATTTGGATATTTGATAATGAGATTTCTATCGTCTATCGTATTTGAAGATTGGAATAATATCGCAATTTTGCTATCGTTCTCCTCAACTGGCAATACCGCAAAATACTCTACCTGAGAGTTTGAATCTATTTCGCAATTAGAAACATCTTTAGCGTATTCATCCATTGTTGATTTATAGACACAAGATTGAGATTTCAGAGTGTGCCAATAAATATTCTCTAATCCATTAGATTCAGAGCCCACGGAAGTTTTCCACGCATTATAATCTGCTTCTGCAGAGATTTTATTAAAAAGCTTTTCAAAAAAGCCACAATCAATTGCATGAATTACAGTCTTAAACGTCATTCCTTCTGCGGCCTTCTCTTCGATAAAGTATGCTGAATTATGATTCATTTTAGATAGGATTTTATCCAAGAATGCTTTATCGTTAAGAATAAAATCAAAATTTAAACAAATAACAGATTCGTATCCTAAATAACTGGCCATCTTTATGGCATTATAGTAATTCGTATATACGGCTGGACCGTGATATGTATGATTATCAGTATTCCTAATAGATAAATCTACTCTATACTCTTGGCCTTCTGAAAAAATGTGCCCCCAAAAACTACAATAAAAATCATGCTTAGTTAAGATATTACTTTTTTTATCAACTATAATATGATCCGAAAACTCCGATACACTTTCTGGAACGTCGCAATGCGAGGCTAAAATCACTGGTAATCCAAACTTATTTAGAGCCTCTAAACATTTTTTTGTTGTCTCTGCAGTTGCTTGATCTTTTGGGTAAGTCGATACGACAAATGCCGTTTTCTTTTTGCTTTCCTGTAGTCCTAATTTTTCTAAAATCAAACTACGATTATAGGATAAGTTATCAAAGTTTAGATAGCTAATGTTACTATACTTATCGTACATTCCCAAATAAACAGGCAAATTGTAGATTAGAGATGGGATGTTATAAGAAACTGCTTCTCTAATAACCAGCGGATTAGTCTCCTTATTATTCTCTGACCCTCTAGACGTAAATAAGAATAAGTCTGCTGCCTTATAAAACGAGTCAACATCCTTTCTTTCATTCCACCAAGTACAATTTTGCGGAAAGTCCTTCATTAAAGGCTCCCAATATGATTTAAAATTATCGGCTTGGTTTCCAATAAAATGAAATTGAACTGGTTGATTTAACAAAGATCTCGCATATTCGATAATTTCTGCTTGATTTTTTCTAGGGGTAAATAGCCCAACATTGATTACGTGTTTATTGGACAGATCAAATCCAAGAGCTTTTTTGGCAGCTTCTTTATCACCAACTGGATTGATAACTATAGGATACTCGCAAACCTCCATAGGAACGCCCAATGGCTCAAGCATCTTTTTCTGAAACTCGCTTACTAGTATAAACTTATCTGGTAAAACTTTTTTATTTCTCCAGTCAAAACTGCTATCGTGAGACGTTTCTACAATAAAATTATCCTTATTATAGAATTTTAAAGCAATTTTCATTTCCATGAAATACTCTGGCATCTCTTCTAAATGGATAACGTCAGGTTTTACCTCTTTTATAATATAAAGTAATTCTTCTTTAAATTGGCCTAGCTCTAGAAATTTCTTTCCTAGAAGATCAGAGATTTGATTTCTCTGCACGGTAAATCCACCATGATTAGCATACTCTACGCACCAAACATCATGATCCCTGCTCAATACCTGAATTTTTTTTAGAAGAAATTGCGGTAATCCACCCGTAGATAGGTGCGGCGAGATAAATAGGATTCTCATGAGATCTATTGATTATAAATCTCAATAAAGAAAATTAAATTATGTAACAATCATATGCGCTGTAGCAGTAACGGTTCCAGCACCATTTGTAATTGATACTCTATAGTATCCAGTATCGGCAATATACGCTGGATTCTTAATTGGGCCTTGGCATGTAGATCCACTAGACATAGATCCGCTTTGTCCCGTAGGGCTAAAATTAACTCCATCTGTACCGTAAGACCATGAGTATGTAAGATTCGTGCCTGTTGCAGTTGCTGTAAAGTTTGCAACGCTACCCCCATCAGAGAAGTTATAAGTTGGATTTCCGTACACCGTTCCTCCAGTAATCGCCGCAGCTACATCGACTACTGACATATATGCTGTAGAACTTGCAGAACCATAACCATTTGAAACAATAACTTTATAATATCCAGTTTGACTTGGCGACGTTACAGTTCCTAAGTTATAATTAGAAGCTGTTGACAGAATAGATCCCCAAGACGAGTTATCGGTTGAGTAGTACCAAGCATAAGTTAAAGTTCCAGATCCCGTAGCAGTTACTGTAAAATTCGCTACATTAGCGTTAACTGTAAAATAATATGGCCCAGAAGTAACACTTCCTCCCGTAATGGTTGGGATGCTATTTACTGTTAATGTTGCTGGAGTAGAAAATTGGCTTCCTAAAGAAGAAAAGGAACTGGTTATTTGGCAACTATACAAATATCCATTTTGTGTAGAAGATGCTGATGTTAAAGTATAAGTTTGCCCCGCAGATCCAGCATTCGAATAAGATAAGCCTCCATTTGTAGAAACTAGCCATTGATAAGTTAATGTTCCAGATCCATTTGCATTAGCGGCTACAAAAGAAATATTGTTTCCGCTGGTAACAGAAACTGCTCCAGTTGTAACTGCATTGAAACTTAAAGGAATTAAATTTACTGTTGTAGTACATACTGACGAAGTAACTGTTGATGCGCTTGGGACATCTGAAGAAACTTGACAGCGATATTTGTATCCATCACTTGTATTTGTAAGAGACTCTGAATAGGTTGGATTATTTGTCCCAACATTAGAATAAGAAGCTCCAGAGTTTACTGATTTTTGCCATTGATAACTAAAATTAGGAGATCCTCCAGCTACTATTGAAAAATTTTGAACTACAGATGTTTGTCCCGATGGAATAGTTGCAATTACAGATGACGATAAATTAGAAAGAATATTAGCTCTTACATAGAGTGTTGCAGAGGCTGAGTTTACTGACCCAGCCGCATTTGTAACGTTGCATCTATATAAATAACTATATCCAGAAGTTGGATTTGAAGATAAAAATGATAACGTACTAGATTTCAAACTAGTATTTGATAAAAGATAACCACCAATACTAACCTCACTTGTCGAATCTAAATTTGACCAAGTTGCTCCATTATTGACTGACCTTTGCCACTGGTAAGTATAAGTTGTCGGTTTACCATCTGTTATTTGAGCTACGAATGCAGATGTTTGATTTAAATCTACCGTACCACTAACTGGATTATAAGATATCGTTGGAAGATAATTTGTAGTTGCGTAAACGTGATTAGATATAGTTGATCCATTAGAGTCCGTAACTATACAATAATAATATTTTTCATCTGTAAATGATTGCGCATTAGCTTTTGAATAAGTGGCTGTTTGCGCTCCGTTAGAAGATCCTAAACTAGTAAAAGTTATATCATCATCAGATATCCACCACTGGTAGGATAGAGATCCCCCTCCAGAACTTGCTGTTGCGGAGATAGTAAATGTTAAAGTGCTTCCCTGTATAATCGTTTGATTAGTTGGTTGAACATTAATAGTTGGTCCAATAGTGTATCCATATCTTCTAAAAATTACAGAAAGATCAGTTGGAACTCCTCCGATATTTATTTTATATCCAGTATTGTAACTAGGTCTATCTGAAGTGCTTGTTGATTTATGAAATATAGCATTTAAATCGGTCAACCCAACGCCAACTCTATATTTTGTAGGCGAACCATAAGCAGTGCCACCATTCAATGGATCAAATATTTGACCAAGATCAAAATATGCCCCACTAGCAACTATATAAGACGTAAAATTCGTATCTATCGTCATTAGATAATTTTCTTTTTTAATTTATCCACTTCCGCAGATAATTCCTTTACCGCTTGAATTAAAATTGGAACTAATTTAGAATAATCTAATCCAGAGATATCTCCATTACTATCTCTTCCAATAATCATTGGAGCTATTTCAAAAACTTCTTCGGCAATAAGTCCAATATCATTTTTACCATTCTTTCCTTTCTTCTTGAAAGAAACTGGTTTTAATTTTTTTACAGCATCTAGTCCCAGTTTTAATTTGCGAATATTAGTTTTAAATCTTCTTGATGATGACGACGTGAACTGAGACGCCGTAATCTCTCCAGTATTAAGCAGTTTAACTACCGGAGAATTCGATGCGTAAACAGCAATTTCATTGTTGCACCAAATTTTACCAATTGGGCCTCCATTGTTCAAATCCGATAGATCGTCAGGAGCCAAACCTACTCCTAAATTAGAATCTACTTGTAAATTTCCAGATTGAGCTGTATAAGTGCCATCGTAACGTTTTTGTTGCTGCACATTTACTAAACCATAAGAGTCTATACTCATTCTTGTTACGCCTACTTTTCCAGTAGAATCTAACGACTTATTTGTATTAAATAAAATCGTAGAAGCTCCTGCTTGCCCTGCCTGTAAAATTAGATAACCCGGATATGTCGCTAGACTTACTCCACACAAATCTATCTGCGCTCCATTTTCAGTGCCATTATCGCCTCCTCCACTTAAAATCAAACTTCCATTATTATCAATTTTTCTTATGCCAAATTGAGAACGGATAGTTAATCCAAAACTGGCGTCGGAAGTAACACCTACGGTAGTTCCAGCAACTATATTTCCTGCCATTTTTAATCCTAAGCCATCCCAATATAAATAATTAGTTCCTCCAGTTCCATTATTCCCGCTTTCTCCAATAAAAAATTTATAAGAGGCGCCTCCAGAAATAGTTCCCGCCTTTCCTAAATAAAATCCACTAGAATTTGCTGTGAATCCTCCTAGTCCAGCATTTGCCGAATTATTCCATTCAAGATTAGCCATTAATCTCATATTTTCTGTAGCAGTAGAATTTCCAACAATAGACAAACCTTTGGAATCTATAAGTACCCCATTTAAGCTAGAATCTCCAAAAAATCCACTATTAGACTCTACTCTTCCTTTGACTATTAAAGAACTACCAGAAAATGTCATTGATGGCGCTGCACCAAGAGATCCGATAGCAAATATTGGATTAGACCCACCCTCTATCCAAAATCCACTTCCGCTAGTGCTGCTTGAAGCTCCGCTGCTTTTTATTATTCCCTTTGACAAGGCTCCGACCTCTCCTAAAGTTATAATATCCGAATCAATTGTTCCAGCAGTAATTTTATCAGCCGATAAATCAGAAACCTTAGCGTTTGTTATGGCCGCATTTTGTATCCAAGCTGTTCCAATAACAGCATTGGCTAATCCGTTCCAAGCTAAATCATGAATACCGCTAGCATTACCATCAGAGCCAACATTCGTAGCTATTACAAATCCATGATCTCCTAACAAAGAAGCTGTCGGATTTGTATCGCTTGTTGAATATGTTGTGCCCGATCCAAGCCAATACACATATTTTAAATTTGTTGTCCCAGCCTGTATATCATATGACTGTCCACCATAGACTACAGTATGAGCGTTCCAACTGATATATTTAGTAGAAGAATTATCTGTCCAAAGCGCTCCTTTTAAGATAATCGTATTTACGTTTATTTTTGTAGCGTCTACTGCAAAAGTTGTAATATCTGTCGCCATTACCAAGCCAGGAGTTATAGATAGATAATCAATAAGATTACCAGGATCTGGAGAAATTGTTGAAAATCCACTTTCATTTCCAGATCTATCTACAGCCTTTAACTTATATCGGTAAGTTATTCCTTGAGAAGTAGAGGAATCGGTCCAAGCCGTTCCAGATGCACTTCCTATTTTAACATATGAAGAAAAAGATGGTCCATCTGACCGATAAATATCTATTCTAGATAAATCTGAATCGCTTGGATTTGTCCAACGTAAAAATACTGATTTTATTGCAGTTTTTGATGGATTTGTTGGATGACCCTCTCCATTCAAAATTGGAGCTCCGGGTGGCGTTGAATCTATCGTGGTTAAAATATATCCAGTTTGTAGAGTATCTGAAGTATATGATGAGTAATTACCAGATTTATCAACTGCAGCGACCTTTACTAAATACCACTGATTTGCCCTAACTCCTCTAAAAACTTTTACAGCGTAATTTGAACCACCTATATTTTCTACGTTCTTTGCAGACTTTTCATAAGTAGGGGTTTGTGATTGCGCAGCTAAAACCCCTCCTGAAATTAAAGATCCTCCACTAAATGTTGGCGTTCCATCAATTTGTCTTATATACCAACTATAACCCTCTAAATCAGAATCTATATTTGGAGTAATTTTCGCAGTTATAATTATGTCTTCAGTCCCATCGCTTCTTAACGAAGAAGAAGATGTCAAGATCAATCCGGCAGGAGCATTTGGCGCAATTGCATCTCCTCCTGGCAAATTTGGAATAGATGTCGTAAAACCAGGAGTATTAAGCATGTTATTGCGAGATACTCTTTTGGTCTTTTGTGTAGAATTCTGATAAAAAATAAATTGATCTTCGGCCTCAAGCTTCGTTGCTACATCTAAATCTGGAATCTGCTTTGACATATATTATCTTTACATTAAGGGTTAATTGACTCGTTGATGTAAATAGAGTTTGGCGTTGGCGTTGGGCACGATCCAGACATTAAAATACCAGTAGTATCAGTTATTTCGAACGACCAAGAAGTTTGAATAACTGACCTATCTCCAATCTGAGAACCAATAGAATACGAATCTAATTTAGCATTACTAATTTTAACTCCCATTTTATTAGTTCCTTTAGAGTTAGAAAACATGATATCAAAGTTATATCCGCTAATAGTAATATCCTCTGCTTCGAATGTTGAAGCTAAGTTTTCTTTAGAGACTGTATCTACTAAAGAAGATAAACTTATTTTACCCATTATTGGTTTTTGAATCTTTCTGGTGAAAGGGTAATTACTTCCAAACCCATAGAGCGACTTTCTTTCGAAAGGCACAGAGATACTTAAATTTTGAAAATTACGAAAATCTAATCCAAATTTCATTCCAGAAGATAATGCTGGAGTTGCATTTATTACGCATCCAGCATAAGAGCATCCACTTTCAAACGCATCTCTAAATCCAGTAATGTATCTTGATGAGCGAGAATTATCGTAAAATGATATTCCAAACTTTTTATTTCCACCTTCTGCCGATTGTCCCGTTCCGGCAACATCTACAGAAGGCATATATTGTCCGCTAGAATAATTAGTGATGCTTGCGTTCGCGCCCACGAAAGAACAACTTACAGTTGCTAACTGATTTACCCCAACACTAATTTCATAATTCGTAATGTATCCATTGCCTATACCTAATACATTATAATCTGTGACGTTAAGATAAGCGTTAGCGTCCTTGCCTTGATCGGGCGAAATTAAAACGTAAAAATTTCTATCTCCAGTATTTGTTAAAATTGAAGATAATGGATTTGAGTAAGAAGCAGTATTAACGTCTAGTCCAATATATTTTTCGTTCCATCCATCATTCAAATAATAATTCATTTGAAGCTCAACATCTGGCGCTAATTGGGTTTGTCTAGTTGCGTACCCAGAAGATCCGATCTGCTTTAAACCTTGACGCTCCACATTGAATGAAAACCCATATGACTGAATAAAATCTAATCTAGAAATATACTGCCCAGTATTTCTAGCCTCTATAAATGCGCCCGTGGAACCCACGAACATCATTTCCATATTATATGAAATATATTGTCTCATTAATAAACTCTCCTTACTCCAATTGGATCTTCAACTAGCGTTACAGAAATATCATTAACATTTTTATAAACAAAAGTATGCGTCCATTCTGGACAATAGAAGTATTTATCTTGGTTATAGATTCTAGGAAATTTATATTGGAACTTTCTATACCCCTGACGCCCGATTAAAAAGTGCAAAATACATCTAGCTTCCGCATCAGATATCCCCTTAAAATCCATTTTAAAAGATTTTAAAGTATTAGCGTGCAATCCAAAATTAGTTCTTTTTGTATACGAGTATGGCAAATCGGTCTTGATAACTGAAGTTTCTTTATTGACCTGAGATTGATAAGTTGGCTGAAAAGTAAATTCCTGTGACCATTTAGTGGAATCTGGAATAGTATTGCTTGCAGCTATTGCTGCGGAAGAGGCTACAGTTCCAGTGCAGTAATAAAAAGAATCATACAAATTTCCTGTATTAGATGGATAAGTAGCGTTTCCAGTATATTTTACTATATCGTATTTAGAATAACTTGTAGAAGTTGCCCAGTCGCCGCGATTAGTGCTGCCAGTAATCATTGGGTTATTCCAGTTCAATAATGTAGACATCTGATCTGAACTCAGACCAACTTGTATAGTATATAAATCATTTTCGACAAATGAATTATTAATAGTTTCAACAAATACGTTTACTGGTTTATAAATTTGAGATGGATCGGTATATAAAAAATATCCAGTTCCCTGCAAACTTTCGAAAAATCCAACAATCTTTTGAGCATCAGCTTCCTTTCTGTTTTCAAAAGGCAAATCCATTGTTATTTGCAAATGATTTAGCCCTCTTGGCATAGAATAGATATAATTATCTACAGTAGTGTATCCCGCCAAATCTGATTTAAAATTTACAGTAGCGCCATAAGATCCAGTATAAGTTAAACTAGACGGAATAACTCCAAGCACATTCTGATCTCTATCATATAGGAAAGACATTAGATGAATCCTTGGTAATTAAGAGTCATCATTAGTTCATTTGTAGCTGAACTATTGATAGTCTCTCCTATAAGTTCCATATTAGACATTGAAAACGTAGCTAAGGTGCCAATAGTTATATTAACATTTTTCTTATTCGAGTCTACAACATAATCAAAAAGCTTTTTAGAGTCAAAGTCGTCCACGCCAATTGAAAATTGAGCATTGATTTTATATGGACCGGGGAATATAACGGCCATTGGCCTTGCACCAGAAACTCCGTATATAGGCTGTCTTGTACAATCTAACGAGTATGTGAATGATTCTATTCTATTTGTGGTAGATCCATCGCACGTAATGCTGATATCTGATGGGCGAACCACTTTCAAAACTCCTGTTTGACTAGAGGTAACGGCTCCTAATCCGCTTCCGATATCTCCAAAAATACCAAAATCTGCATTTAATACGGGAAAGTTGCCTACAGAACATGAAACTGAATAGCTATTTAAATACCCGCTATCGAATCCAAATTTTCTTGTATTATAAGATATCGCTCCGCTAATTGGAAAATCTCCTGTTAAGCCTAATATCCAGTCATTTGGCGAAAGGTATTTTTGAACGCTGAATGAAGAGCTTGGTGGACCGCTTGTAAATGTGGCGAATCTATTGTATCCAACTACGTTAATATGTTGAACAGGAAGAGAATAGCCATAGTTTACCTCAGTGACTCCAAAGATTTTGAGGCCACTAAGATAAAGGCTATTCTCATAGTTAGATACGGATGATTTTGACATTATCTATTTCTGAGCGATCCGCCCAAGCGTTTTTCTTCAGTTATCGTTTCTAGAACGATAGCTTTGATCTTTTCTGACATTTTCTTATAGTCTATGCCGCCTTGATCTGTTTTTCCTTGAGTTTGAGTATCTGCAGTTCCGCCAGTTACGTTAATAACGATACTAACATCTCCAGCGACAGCCGATTTTTCTTGTGAAGGTGAAGCGGATGCATCTAGGGAATCTCCAACATCACCACCAGCGGCAAATCTTGGGCGGCTTCCATTGTTCATTGAATCTAGGAACTTCTTACCATACTTCTTGCTAGTTCCCGCACTCATAACGTATTCGCCATCCATTAGCATTGCAGAAATGTTATCTGTTGGCGATCCACCAGAAGAGAATCCACGAATTAACCCCCCTGCGTTTCTCCACGGACCCATATTTATCGGTGTTAAATCTTTATAAGACCCAAGTGATGCTGGACCAGATACAGAAGCAAATGAAGGTCCACTAGCTAAAGGCGAGGTACCAGGAGCGATTTTGCCAATACCCCTATCGGGTAATGTAGCGCCTCTTAAAGCTCCTGCTCCAAAACTAATCGCAGCAGAAGCTAATGTTCCAACAATCTGCTGTTGCATCGCCTTTCTTTGCTGAGTTCTATAAGCTTCTCTTTGAGCAATCAAGCCAAGACCCTGCTCTTGGGCCGATCTAATCTCTTGATTTATAGTATCATTATTCGTCAACGCCCAACGAGAAAGTTTACTGCTCTGATCTTCAAGATTAATAAAGGCGGAAGATCCACCTCCTTTTAATACGTCTGTAGCTCCAGAAGTTGTAGTTTGATTTGCAAACTTCCTTAAATCATCATAGCCAGATACAGAAGCTCCCCCACGAACACCGGGTAGAAATATTCCACCATCATTCATTTTGCGCAGATTACTCATTCCATATTTCTCTACAGCAGATTTACGCATAACGAATTCACCACCAGTTAGCATAGCGGGAACATCATCTTTATAGCCAGAACCTCCAGTCACTGGGCCTCCTGTAGCAAGAGCCTTAAATCCAAGAGCACTTCCAATTCCAGTTGTTATTTGATTTGAAGCTTGAGTTAAAAACGCAGTCTGCATCGTTTTTAAGAAATTTAATGCAATTCCTTGTAGTGCCGCACCTAGGTTATCAGTTTGAGATATTGCTGCCGATAAGGCATCTTTCATTCCGTCTCTAAATGCAGTGGTAGTGTTTTTTCCAAATGTCTCTGGAAAATCATAAACTTCTTTTTCTATTACAGCAAGTTCAGAAAATACTCCAGCAGCCAATGGACTCTTTTTTCTAAGTTCTAGTAATTTTACTTGAAATGTTATTTGATCTTGTACTTGCTTACGGTATTCTTCAGAAAGATTTTTAGCATCTTCTACCGTAAGATTATACTTCGCAAGTGCGTTTTGAGCGGCAATATAAGCTTTGGACGCGTCTCCTGCTTGAACATCTAATCCAGCCTCCTTACTTAGTTGGGCGGTTCCATTCAAATCTTTTAGAATAATCTCTAAATCTTTAATGCTTTTTGCAGTTTGCGCGGCTACTATTTGAGTATCTCTAAAAACTTTTGGCAAACTACTTGCATTCGATATATTAGATACCAAAGAGTCCTTTAATTCGCTAAATCCCTTTCTTTGGGCATCCGATAAGTCGTTGTCTATTTTTCTTGTTGCGGATAATTTTTCAAATTCAAGTCTTGTCCTCGCCAATGAAGCCTCGTCCTCTCTACTAGCAAATGGTTGCGTAGCTATCTTATTTTCTAATCTAGCTATTGGAGTCTTTGCCTGAGCTTCTTGCAAATTCCTTTGTCCAGAAATTGATAATTCTGTGAAATCTTTTTGAAATTTATAATTTTCTTCTAGTACAGATAGTCTACTTTTTTCTAAATCAACTTGTTTTTTAGCGTCGGCTATAGCATCCTGTCTTTCCTTAGTTATATTTCTTTCCACGACTAATTGACTATCTTTTATTTTTAAATTACTTAGAGCATTCCTAATTGTAATAGCTGCCTGAGTATTATTCTGAATATTTAAAGATTTTATTTCATCTTCTATACTTAATAACTGTTCACCTCTTTGTATTCTTTCTATCAATAAATCAACCCGCTCTTTCTCAGCAGTCGTCAACGCTCCTTTAGAAAGTTCTCCTATAGTATTTTGTAGAATACTTTTCTTTAAATCACTTCTTTTTTCATCTATTTCTAATAATTTCTCCGCATCTATTAATGAAATTTTTTGATCTTCTGTATAAAATACAGAACTTCTCAAGAAATCAGATTGTCTTTTTGCTCTATTTTCTAAAGCCTTTCCTTCTCCTTGCGCAAACGCTTCGTTAAGCGAATTAACTTGTGTTGTAAGGGCTATTCTTTTTACTAATTCTTTAGTGGAGTCTAAATCAACTTTTTGTTTTTCCTTCGCTGTTTTATTTATTTCTACTAATTTTTTCTTTAATTCTTCATATGCAGCATTTGTTTTGTCATCTTGTGGATTTTGTATTATTTGTGATCCCAATTCTTTCAATTTAGCCCTCACATCCTCTTCTTTAGTAATTCCTTTTACTGATTCAATTCCAGCAGCTTTTGCAGGAGCATTTTCATATTTTGCCATCTTCGATTCATAAATCGATGTAATTATACCTTGTCCAACTCCATATAGCGATCCCGCTAGCGGCAATGCGTTTGCGGCTTTTCCTAAAACTCCTGCGGTTTTTCCTACAAATCCACCTAAAGCCTGACTTCCTTCATATTTTTCTGAAATAGATTTCAATCCAGAACCAGCCGTAGAAGCGAGTAATGCAAACGAAGACGCCGATTGAACAATCGTAGAAAATGATTTAACTATTTCATCAGTTTTTCCATTCGCATCTTTAAAACTAGTCTCTAATATATTAGAAGCTATTGTTAATCCACTAAAAGCCAAAAAAACTTTATCCAATCCAATTGCAGCTTTATTTGACGATTCTTCTAATTTCGGCCCAATAGGGCTTTCATATCCAGAAGGATTAGCTTTAATCGTTGACGATGGAGCAGAAAAAGATGCCCCAGAACCTTGAACAGCTAATCTTATATCTTCAGCATCTTGTTGAGCTTGAGCTTGAGCTTGAACTTGCTCGGCTCTTCTTTGTGCTCTGTTTTTAGATGCAAAATTTGGCACTTTACCATCTGGCTCATCTCTAGTATTAATAACTGCTAATCCAGTAGGATTTGCATTATTTTTTAATCTTCCATCTGAAGTTACTCTAATCTGGCGAGGGTCAAGACCAGCGGCCATTTCTCTATTTACAGCATCTTGAAGCGGTCCATCATTAGCAAAATTTGGTACGTAGCCCCTAGATCCGTTCTTTGAGAATCTTCCCGTTCCAGCTACTGTAGAACTGCCAAATCCTTTTGTATATTTTGTTGATAAATAATTTTCGATCTCCTGCTGAGATCCGAATTTAGTTGTCTGCTGTTTTCCTCCGATAGTTTCAGTAACCTCAAGAGTTGATAAATTAGTTATTGGGCGCGAAACTCCTAATGCTTTAGCTTGTTCGTTTCCTATTTTTGTTTTTGAAAATGCCGCTCTCTGACCCTCTGTAATTTGATATATTTTTTTGGCAACACTGTCCATCAAGCCTTTTGTATAATCTCCTTTTATTTCTAATGCGCTAACCTTTGGATCTATACCAAAAGCGTCTTTAATTTTTTGATTTCCACCGATATTTAAATCGAAAGCTGAAGTTACAGATTGTTCACTATAATCTTTAAACGACTTATCTCCCAACATGGAACCAACACTAGCTTCGAAAATTGTTCCCGCAAATGACGCAAGGGAACCAGGATTAAATGTTGCCGCTAATTTTCCAGCGATTAAATCACTTGGCAATGTATTTCCAGTTATCTGTTGAGCAAGTTTTACAGCCTGTTCTTTACCGGACTCTCCTAAATCTCTTTTGATCCCTTCTATTTCTCTTTCGCTACTAGCGGGAACGCCATATACATCGAAACTTACTAATTTTCCATTTTCACCCCCTAAAGCCCTACGATCAGCAGTTACAACCTTAACCTTGCCATCTTCATCCATCGATACCCATCTATTCTCCCTAGAAAGTTTACCATTAGACTTTCTTCCTACAAGGGCCGCGTAATCACCGTAATCACCTTCTGCAAAATTTGGTATGTATCCACCAGCAGCAGAAATCCTTTTTGCACCCGATGGTAATCCATAAGCTTTAACCATATCTTGATTAAAGATCGCAGATCCGCCATTAGCAAAATTTGGAACAACGTATTCACTAGAATTAGCGATCATTGTTCCTCTCTTTCCTCCACCAAAAGCAAAATTAGGTATAGATACTACAGAAGAGGAGGGGCTTGCCCCACCTACTCCACGACGAACATCTGCCGCCTCTTGTGCGGGTAAATAACCACTAGCAGCACGTTTTTTAACACTTCCAGATGTTGCACTCAGTCCAGCACCCATTAAACCGGGTGTAACTGTAGCTGCTATAGTTTGAACTTGCTGCAAAGCGTTAATTTGCGCGTTATAAATTCCAAGTAAATACTGTTCTTGTTTGGCTCGATCTCCACTGAGAGCAAGAATATTTGCCATCACTTCTTGATCTTTGATAAGAGTATTTACCACGGCTTGCTCTAGCGCCTGCCGCTCGCGCACTTGTTGATTAATTCCTAAAATAGTTTTTAGCGACTCTATCCCGAATTCTGCAATATCTTTTGTTAACTTTATAAATATCGCAGCTAAAATTGGTAATCCAACACTAAATAAAACATCCGAAAGACCCTTAATTAATCCCTTAGCGACGTTTCCTCCAACACTTTCTGAATCAAGAAGTTTATTAAAACCATCTATTAGGCCATTAACAAATTTTAATAGATTGCCTAAATTCTCTGTTACTCCAATTTCAGATAATTTATTAAATAACTGAGTAACAGAAACGGTAGCAGTATTAATTTGAGTAGCTAAAGCTTGATTTAATGCGGCTAATCTTTCATATGCAGTGGCTCCTGCTCCAGCAGAATCTTGAACGGCTTTATTAAACTGGCTTTGTTTTTTGCCCAAATCATCAAGCAAAGCAGATAAGATATTGATATTGTATTTACTAGCAACACTCTCTAAAATTTGAATTTTCTCGCCACCAGATAATCCCTGAATTTTTACTGCTAATTCCTGAAGAAGAGGAATAGCGTTTTTTAATTTTCCCTGAGCATCTAAAGATTCTACACCAATATCTCTTAGTGCTTGAACTGCAGTGTCTGAACGTAAATTTGTTAAAATTGTTTTAAATGCATTACCAATTACCGCTCCACCACGGGCAGTTTTTTCCTGCACGACAGTAATCGCAGCGCCAAGTTCGTCTAATGATACTCCAGCTTCTTGCCCAACTGATCCTACACGCGCAAGACCCTTGATTAAATCTTCAGCAGAAACGGCATATTTGCTATCCAGCGCAACTAGTTTATTTAAAATATCAGTAGTATTAACCCCCGCACTAGAGAAAGTATTAACTGCTGCAGTTAAACCATCAACCGCATCTGCGGCACTTAAAGTAGTGAATCTAGTTAATGTGAGAGCGTCGTTTGTTCTACGAATCGTCTCTTCTGTAGACTTTAAGCCTTGGCGCGAAAACTCAAGAGCAGCTTGAGAAGCGGTTTGAAAAGATTGGCCCGTTTTTCTGGCAGATTCAAAAATCTGATCTCCAAAATCACTAAGATCTTTGCCCGTTTTTCCACTTACAGCCCCAATTTCAGCCAGTGTTTTTTGTACCTCTATGCCTGTTTTAACAAGATCCGAAAAGGCGCTTTGGATACCATTAATGATACCTACAGAGGCTCCGAATGCGATAACACGGGCATTGGATGCTGCAATTGATTTTTCAAATTCAGTAGCTAATCCGCTGATCTTTCCAAGAGGCTGCGCTAGATTCTTAAATGACGAAGGATCAATGCTTACGGGGACATTAAGAGTCCCCATTTGCTTGACAGCTTGATTGATGGATTGTGATAATCCAGACTGAGTGACTGGGACTTGAATTCCTTGTGCCATCCTTTAACCTTTTGAGTATTTTACACTCAAAAAGCTATCCCTCACCATGTAATTTCATTAACTCTTCCATATTCAAAGTTTTCTTTTCCTTGATTATTTGGTTGAGATTTTTTGTGTTAGCGTTGCTATTCATCTGTAAATCCTCTTTTGTGGCCCCGAATACCATGTCCGCTACCGCATCTCCGCTGACTTTTCTCTTAGATTCGTACTTATCCTTAGCTTTAGACTTATCTACATAACTTAATAGGGCATCTGGGTCTAAACGAATATTTTCGGGAATATGCTCGTTAGTCTCGAATATATTTTTGAAAATTTTGCCGTAAATCGTTACTCTAACTTGAAAATCGCTCAAATGAATCATTGGTTTACCAAAAAATTCAGTTGGCTTGTCTAAAACAAGATAGTATGGCTGAAAAAAATCCATCAATGAAATCTTTTGAATATTAACTTCTTCAAACTCTCTCATATACTCGTTATAGAATAAGATATACTCTATCAAATCCTCATAAGTCATTTCTTCGAATTCTTCTAAAACGAAATGCCTTTCTTTAAATTCTGGATCTTTAAAGAGAGATTCGTAAATAATATAATCGTTAGATCTATTGCTAGCGTACTCTTCGGCAGTTTTACCTAAAATCTCGCGCCTCTCATTTATCTTTTTTTGCAGCCCTTTTCTCTCCTCATCTATCTGATCAGAGATCGTTTTTAACTCTACTGTTTTAAATAAGTTTTTTTTAGTAACTAAAAGAGTATCTATAAATGAACTTATCTTCTTTAAACTCTTTTCTTCTTTCTCTGTCCAGAAATCGTCAATCTTAGCCTTCTCTAAAGCCTCTTCTTCTGTAGGAATCCCAGACTTTATCGCAAAGTTGAAAAACTCTTGATATCGATAGTCAAAAAAAGCCTTTTCATTTACACCAAGATGTTTGATGTAAATGGGCTTCCTGTGAAAATCTCTTTTAGAGTATCCTTTAGCGATTTCGCTAAACAGTAAAAACAGTTTACTGCTTATCAAACTTTCCGCTTTCGATGTCGTCATTTAGTTTATCAAAGTCCTCTCTCTTAGAGTTTTTACTGAAAAACCAAAACGATACGAATGTCGCAAGCTTGCGATAAGCCTTTACATAAACCGGATCTTCATCTTCATCCATTTTATGCATTGAACTAATCTTTTCTTCAAGAGTCTCGCCTTTAAACATTGGTTCGATTGCTCCGTCTTTTACTTGAATGTGAGACATATTTAAACAGAACCAGCGAATAACATTATTCTGCGCAATATTATCTGCCGTATTATTAAAAAGATTAGAGTAAGAGGTTTCAAGTTCAACCATTCTTTGTTTTGCAGAAACAATCTCTTCGATAACTTGAGCCTCCTTTACAGAATCTCTTTCATTTTTCGTGATCAAACGAGAATATTCTTCTTGGCGCTGAACAATAAAAACATAGAGTCTAGTGAGTTCAACCGCGTCATCTTGAGAGATATATCCGCCAGTATCTGAATACTTCTTTGTTAACATCCCCTTTGTCAAAATGCCCTTTTTGATACAATTGGACATTTCAATGCTAAATTGCAGTTCAGCATCTTCTAGATTGCGGCGAGAAGGCTGTTTGATAATGATCTTTACTGGAGTCTTTTCTTTGACCTTTTGAGTAACGGTGATAGTTGTCCCGTTCTCTTCTTTAGTTTCAATCTTATCTACTTCTTTTTCGATATCTACAGTATAGCTAAATAGTTCTTTCATTGTTTAAATGTATGGTGAAATTCTACGTGGATCATATCCATATCGGATACGGTTTTGCGAATCGATTCGTTACCCATGTCCAAAATTCTCTTTCGGAGATGCGCCATCTTATCTTCATCTAGATAATGAGCCTGTTTAACTACAGGCTTGAATGATTCTGGAGCAGAATTATATAGCAAAGCGAATTGTCTATCGTGCTCATGTTTGATGTCTTCCAATACCATAAGCATCCTCTTAAATAAATCAGAGGTGTTGTTCTTTACCCTATCGTTAAGATATTCCTTGCCGTTCATAACCTTTTGCCTTACCATATAGTAATCTATAGATAGAAAGTGTAAAGTAAAATATGGCGACTTCTTACCTTTCCTCCGGTCAAAAAACATATTTAAATGGTATTTTTGATAATATTCATGAGACTTTTGCTCGTACCATTACCGTTATCATGAATCCAGAGATGGTTGTTTTAACCGCTTCTCCAACGTATAATTCATTATACGATAGAGATTTAGACGCTGCCGCCGTTGCTCCTACGTACAATGTTAAGACATATACATTTAAAGCCAGAATCCATTATATGTCTCAGGAGCAAAGCATATTCCCCGGTGCCGAAGCTCAACAACGCATCGTTTATCCCGTAGGTACAATTAAAATTAAAGTTCCTGCAGAAGCACTTCCTTATTTAAGCGAAGCTAGAAAAGTAGAATTTGAAAATCGCCGCTACGCTATCGTTTCTGATCGCAAACCATTCGGCATCTTTGGTCCCAAATACTATTCTTTTATTCTTTCGCCAATTGACGAATAATCATGGATTATATCCCAGCAGATGTTCTTAGGCAATTGCAGAAAGACTCTGCAAAATACATAGCTGAATCCTATGAAAAAGAGATTTTTCGTAAATTTGAAACGATAAAATCTCAGATGATATCTGATTTTTTAAATCATCCAGTTACTCAAGAGATAAGAAACGGACCAGATTCTCCAAATATTAGCGGCACGCTTGGAGCAAACGGCAACTTGTTTTCTTATATAGGATTTTACGATGGAGACGATCCGATTGACCCAATCTTAAAGCTGTTTGAAAAAACTACAGTAAAATTTTCAAGACTTATAGATGGCGGCGCAGTATGGACAATTTTTATGCCTGCTAAAGAAGACATTTGGGATGTCTCTCCTATGCCTTGGGCATCTGGTAGAAGTTGGGCAAAAGGAATTGAGACTGGCATATCTGGCTTAGGCTATTACTTCTATTCTTTAAGGCAGCAAATGCCAACCTCTCGCTCTGGTACTGGCATACAAATACAATCTAAATTAAAATCTAATGCTAGATTTAGAAATGTAAAATACATTAGCGACATTCTCTCTCGGTACGAAAAAAAATTCTCTCAATTAGATGAAACCTCAATATCAACATAACGTAACTACATCATTTGCTCTTTGGCTAGACCATCATCTATTAAACAAGGGAGAGGCTTATGTAAATCAGACTGGCACCTTCTATAACTACGCAGATCCAAGACTACCAAGTACTTATAAAGTTTTCGGTAGTCAATATAAACAATGGGTTTATGATTCTAGCGTAACTGGAGCAACTGTTCCTAGCGGCGTTTATGTAAACTCTGTATTTGTTCCGAGAAGTAACGGAATGATTTTAGACTACATGAACGGCAGGGTACTCACTACAGGGATAGCTGCTAATGCGATAGTTACTGGCAGTTTCGCGGTAAAAGATTTTAATATTTATCTTTCTAACGAAAATGAAGATGATCTTATTATTGAAAATAACTTAGAGGCAAACCAAAAATTTCCTTGGACTGGAAGTTATATCCAGCCTTACGATCAATTAGTTCCCGCTATCTATGTTATCTCAGAGTCTATGGATAATAAACCTTTTGCGTTTGGCGGTGAAGACGAAAGCCGCTCTAGCATGAAATGCGTTGTTTTTGCCGATAACACATATCACTTAGATGGGGTTTTATCGTTATTTTCAGATACTGTTCGCAAGGTTTTTAAAGAAAAAGACTTTTCAGCTTATCCTATTTCAGAATATGGAGACATTAAAGCTCCACCATACTCGTATGACGACTATTATTTGAATCCAAATATAAATGCAGAACTATTTATCGACGATGTTACAGTATCTAAGCTTAAAGACTCTAGATCTCGTACAGCTAACCCTAAATCGTATGTTGGGTTCATGGATTTTGAGATTACTAAATACAGATACCCAAGAGCTTAAATATTCCATTTAATCCTTAAAAAATGTAAAGTACACTATAAACCATCTTAAACTATGCCACGTAATAGAGTAATTTACCAATCAGACGCCTTATTCGTCACTACTGG